ATGTCGTACTGGTGCTCTATGAAATCTATCATTTTCGCAGCAGAACTTTCCTTCCCCTCTAAGTCATCTGACATCCTTATGAATTTTAATTTCTTGATTGGTATTTTTTTGGCTCTCTGCTTGTTGTATGATTCATCAACCGCTCTTGATCCGAACCATATTTTTTTGTGGTCAAAATTGGCCTGCAATAACTCGTTTGCTCTCCTGATCCAATTCGAAGTAGGTTTTCTTAAAATTAAATATTGATATGAGGATTTACTATATTGCATTTTAGCTGTCCTCAGCTCATCCTTGTATGAGTCCATTTTGTCGAAATCGCCATCAATGGTTTGAATTTTTATATTTTCCGATTTAAATAGTTGGCTTTCGTTTACCGCATTAATAAATTGAACTCCCCCATTGTAATCCCCGACCATCGCTACTATATTGAAGTTTTTTATTAAGTAGTGGAAATAGAAAATGTGATCCCTTAATGGGGTTCCCGACATCGCATAGGAATGCACAAGAGTTGACGTTCCGTTATGCTTGTGGTATTTCAATATCTGCATTGCAAAATCGTCGCTACTTTCGCTTTCGGACCAAGACGGATCAAACGCCAAGATATATTCATCTTCAGGCCGACCCTTGATCTCTACATGAGGGTCATCTCCATCAACAACCGTACACGTGGCCATTCTTGAGGTCTTGAAATATCCAGAACTATCATCAGTAAAAATAGCCCCGAACTCACGCTCAAACTGAGCTTGACTCATTGTTTGCTTTGCCTGCGAAAGCAGATTTTGGTCGTATAACTGCCCTGGGGCGCAATCATATGAAAATTGCATAATGGCTCTGGTCGCGTTGTCTGTTTGCTTGTGGATTAATTTATCGAATTGGCTATAAAGTTTATACATGTATTCAAACTTATAGGAGGCCGACGAAAGCATTATCAGTTTATTGTTTGGCCATACGTACCTATCCTTTTCCCCCATCTCCCCCTTCTCGATCAACTTCGTTTCAAGATTATAAAGATCTTCTCTTTGCGTAGGGTTTTCCACCACGGATAAAAAGGGGACTATAACTTCATTATAAATTCTTTCTGGCATCAAAAGGAACTCGTCAATAATAATTCTATGAAACCTGAAGCCACGAAGTTTGGATCCATCTCCCAGAGGCAGAGCCCTAATCCTGCTTCTTCCTATTTCCATAAGCCACTCATCATTGCTTTTCGACTTCTTAGTCACGCAGTTGGCAAGCAGCTTCGCTTCTGGCTTGGCTATAATATCTTCTATCTTTTTGAATATTTGCTTTGACTGCCTAAATGATGCCGCCAGTATTCCAATCTCCACCCCCTGATGCAATATTGCATCTAAAAAAGCATATATTCCCGTAGTGAAGGATTTTGACATACCCCGACTCCACACCCCCATAAAATAGTCGGTCTCAAACATCGCCTTGATGGCCATATGTTGAAAAGGGAAAAGGTCAACTCCAGAAATCAGACTAGTTGTGAATGTTATGTTTTCTTTTAGGAATTTATACAAATAGTACTTGGCCTCATCGTCTTCCAGAAACCCCTCCCTTGAGAGCATTAGCTCATTCACACTTTCTTTTGTGTGCCTTTTTTGTCCTCCTTCCACCCAAGCCATTTATTCCCCCTCCCCATGGTCCAAGTAGTGCTGTAGGTCCACCCCCCAAAGCTTCCTTCCAAAACTTAAGATTTTTGGTATTATTAATTGCGAGTTAGTTCTGCTTCCAGAAAAAACGAACTGACAGTGCCCAGTAAACTCGTGAGTAATTAATCTCATATTATGATATACAAACTTTAGATTTGATTTGTGCGGACCAAACTTATTGTTTTTGTATATTTTATTTAAATCACTTTCAACCACAATGAAGAGATAGGAGTCAAATTCCTTAACTCGCTGAAGCTCCCTTCTGAACCTTTCGAACCCCCCAGTCAAAGTTCCCTTAAAGTCCTGCTCTGCCTTTCGGTCCACATATGTGTAATTGTAATCCTCTCCGCCGACAGTATAGTCCCCGAAATCTAATTTTAAGTCTTCTGAGTTCTTAAAGCTTAGGGGTTTTTGCTCCCTTGTGTCTATAAGTATCCTTAAGTCCTCAATCCGAGGGTCTTCCTTGAAGAAGCTTGGGTCTAGCTTTTTGTCAAATAGGGGCTTTACTCCAGATTTCTTACATGCTTCGGCATATGACCCAAAGCAATCTTGATAAATTTTCACATCTGGCAACTGGGATAGTTTTAGCTCAAGGTGGTTTGGCCCCATCTTAAGCTTTTTACCTTCAATTCTTTCTTTTAATTTTTTGAGGATATATTTTTTTACAACCTCTCCGTCTTCCGTCTTGCACCATTTTGTCAACTGACCTCTAGTGGAAAAATCCCTAGAGAAATAATCGTCTTTATTTTTAAATGGCAGAGGGTCCCCGGTCAGTAAGTTTTTTCTAGGATAATAAGTTGTATAATAGGTCGCCAAATCCAGCTTGTGTTTTTTTAGATGTATGTGCATCCCCTTTTCTGTATCGAAAAGCTCATTGCAAACCTGACACTGGAATTGAATCACGTGACGTCCCTTTTGGATATTCCGACCACTCTAGCCTTCCATTCGTCCATGGACTCAAGGCGGTCAGCCTCTTCGCTAATTGCCCTCTTTTGCATCTCTGCCATCTTTATCATCAGTTTCCTCTCCTCCTCGTTCTGAAAGCTTTCAACTAGTGATAGTATGGATGCATTATTGTCCTGCCTTTGGGAAATTCTTTTCGCTCTGTCTCCAGCAAGGCGCTGAATTAGAGACTCCTGCCTTTTTTCGCATTGATTGTACTCCTCGCTTTTTGTCTTTAGTAGCTCCGAAAGCCTAACCGTCAGCTCTTGCTGCTCGTCCGCCTCGTCGAACATTCTATTTAATTTCTCCATATGCGAAGAAACGTTTTTCAGGTTAATGTAGTCGATGCAAACGTTAACATACAAGTTAACTTCATCCGCACTTAGGTCTGGCTTGTCCCAAGTGGCCCTTATGAATTCGGCGGCGAACAATTCCTGATCTTCCTCTTTATTGTAATTATTTATTATTTGGTTAAACCGAGGAGATTTCAGAAACTTAAACACTGACTCTATGGCCTTTCGCTCTATAGCCTTGAGCTCTTCCTCCAAAAATTCGTTATTGGTATATTTGTTTACCAAATCAATGCATATTTGGATTGTTTTCGGGGGAGAATATTTCGGCTTATTCCCTCTGCTTTCTTCTTTTTTCTGCTGTTTTACCGCATCAAGATAGTTTCTCACGGCTCTCTGTTCTCTCCCTAATTTTTTAACCGACCCGTCTGGAAACAAAAGTTGGGCTATCTGAAAGCTCGACATGCCGTCTTGTGAATATTGATGTATAAAGCCCTTCTGTTCGGAACTCAATACGATAGGCTTGACTTCTTTATGCTTTGTGGTTTTGTATTTTATTTCATTCTCTACAAGATACTTCCTTACCGCCCTGCCCTGCTTTGACCTCCCGTCAATCGTGCCATCCCTAAAGGTTGCCCTCGTTAATTCTATCAGGTCTGGTATTTTTTGAAAATTTTGCTTTATGAATTCCTTCTGATCTTCCGTAAGTTCATCGCTCATATTATAATATCTTTGTTTTTAAGTATTTTGATAACCTTTTCCTTGAAAAATTTTCGCATATTCTTAATCTGCTTATATCCCGCAGTCCTCCCAGACTCGTTGGTTTTGTATCCCAAGAACTTGGCAACCTCATCCTCGGTCTTGTTGTCTATGAAAAGCATGTTATAAATTGAGTAATGCCTCTCGGATAGCTCCTCCTTCAAATGCTTTTGCACTAGCCCTATTGCCCTATCAATCTGAAATGAGTCCCCCTCGAAAATGCTGGATTCATATTCTTGAGCATCCAACCTGAGAGGAATCTTGACGTCGTGAGCGCTCTTTTTGCTTTTTCTCCATTTTGCGAATAGCGGACAAGTGTCATCCTGAATCCCGCTTTTGGTAAATGAGCAAAAATCTTGCCCAGCAGCAGAAGAGTCGAAAGGGCAGCTGGAGCACGGCTTTGCGAAATTTAGATAATAATTTCTTAATATATTCTTAAACTGATTAGTTATTATCTTATTAATCCAAGGCTTTAGGTCTCTCTTTTGATCCCACAGTTTCCATTTTTGATAAATATGAAGCCTTATTATTTGCTCCACATCCTCAAAGGATATCCAGGGGATGGAGTCCAGAAACCACTTACCTCTCCTTTTCTTAATTTCTACGTTAATGACGTCAATTTTTTCTTCGTATCTAATTTTCCTTGGCCTACCCATTATTTCTTTCTCGGCCTTCCCCTTTTTCTGGGACTAGGGGGATCGCTGGTCGATGACACATCGACCTCCCCTTCAATATTTTTAAATAAATCACCCAAGCTAAAACTGTTTTTGCCAACCTCTATTTCGTAAGCGAAATTTTCTATATGGGGCACTTCATATACATCTGTGCCATCGGCATCAAAGATCTCCTCTGGAATTTCCTCAGCTTCGGATTTGCACGGTCCCTTTTTGTTCTTTTTGACCGTATCTTTTTTTTCGGAACCGTCAAGACTGTTCCCGCAGCTACTGCAAAAATTGGGTTTGGTGAATCTATATTCGTTTTTTGCGCCGCAATGCTGACAATAAGTAGATAACATAATATATAATATTACAAATTTATTGCAACAAATTCTATATTAAATTAAATAACCAGTAATTAATCGAGCCTGTCTGCGCATGAATTCATACAGCTCTTTTTCAGTTTTGATGTTTTTAAATTTATCGAAAATCTCCATTCTGGGGGGATCCTTTACATAATCAACCCCAAGCACCCCTATTAATTTTCCTTCTAGAGTTTTTAGCGGCACATTGTATATTGACCCTACTCCAGTCGCATATAGTACATTCTTGAAGGATTTGTCTTTTATCGAGTCTAAATTTATATGCGAAAATACGCCGTCCTTTAATAAAGATTTAATATATAGACTATAATTTGACACTAAATGGTTTTGCGATGACTCGCACTCTCTGCTTATTCCCTTTGCGCAGATCTCGTGAGTGCAGCTAAATTTTTGCTGATTTTTTCCAGATATATAATGTCCTCCATTGTGGAACTGCATGATATATACCCTGTCGGAGTTCGACTCATCCATTAAGTACTCCAGACTCACGTAAACATTTTCGCTATTTTCGGTATCGGTTGATATTGGGCATTTTCTAGCCTCCCTTTTGTTTATTAAATACCTACCGACGATGGCCGTCAAAACCGTTCCAGCTAAGGTTATAACTGAAGCCACAATTACCGACCAGTCCATTATATCCTTAATTTAGTCCTTCTATACCTTACGTCATATACATTTTTCACGGTTCTCGCTCCCGTTACTGGTTCGCATTCAAATCCAGAAATAAAATTCCTAAGGGGGCTTGACTCAGGCGTCAAGTCTGCTTCGCAATTAATTTCGTCCGACCCAGCCAAGGTCTCTTCGGTGGTCTTGTATCGACCTTTATAGCAATAAATGATATCTCCCTGAGCGGAATGGTTGTGGGCGGCCTGATAATATGTCGGACCACTAATTCCTAAATGATTATGTCCACTGGCATTTATGACTTCCTCCAGATCTTTGTTCAACGAATCAATAAAGGCAACCGTATTGTAGTCATTACTATGTATCGCGCTGGCTCCGAGATCATAATATCCAAAAATATCATCCGTAGACGATAGAGTATTGAAGCTTTCAATCCCTTGGTCGAGACCAGAAGTGCCCGCAAATCCGCCTGCCTGAATATCTACGGATACAATTGAATCCTCTCCGGGAACATACTCTCCGCTCTCAAAATTGGTGTTTAATGAGATAAAGTGATCGGAAGACGATAGGGCGACATACATTAAGCGGAAACCGTTGCGTTAATTTTAACGAACGTTGGCCCAGTAATGTCAACAGAAA